CTTTTCTTATTTCAGATGCTTTTAGAGTATCTGTAACAGAAACTGCAGTTAGTGCTTTACCAGCAGCTATCTGATCTGTATTTGAAGCAGCAAGACCTTTTTCTCTTACCATTTGATCTCTTGATTCTCCTGCGTTCTGTGCCATAACCTCAATAGCACCTTTCATCTTAGAATCTATCGCAGTAAGTTTTAACAGTTTTGAGATTGGTGTATAACAACCAAATTCAGAGACTGTACCACTTACATTAGTAGCCGAAAGATTAACAGCAGAAGGGTTAGAACCTTCCGTTATCTGAGATGTTATGATTGGAAGAGGAGAATATCTTTGGAAGTAAACAATCTTACCTTCACCAGAAGGCAAAGGTCGTACTTGCGCACCTTCCTCATGTATTAACCAATGTTTTGCAGTTGAAATGAACAACTTATCGTAATAAGTTTGCATCAACTGACTTAGTGTACTTGTTGTACTCGCCATGTTTTTTCACCCCGATTCTTAACGAGGTACAATCTTTTCAAGTTCTTCTAATGTCATGTCTTTAGGATCTTTATTAACCCTTTTGACACCTGCTCTGTCTGGTCGTAAAGCACTATTTGAATCCAATTCAATGATTTCTTCTGCTGACATAGACTTTGCTTTTTTCTCACTCTGATTTTTTAATCTCATGATTCTATCAACAAATGGTTTTAACTTTAAACTTGGATTTGCTTTAGAAGCGTCCTCATATAAAGTAACTATCTCATGTGTTAAATCTGGATCAAACTCTTTAGAACCTTTCTTTAGTTCAGGATATTCCTGCTCTAAATCATTTATGTCCTGGTTTAATCTTTCTATAACAGCTTGTCTATATCCAAAGGTTCTTAATGCTTTTTCAACTGCTCTTTGTTCAGCAAGTTGTAAGTCTTTAAGATAATCCCCTGTATAGGGAATAGTATCTGTTTCTCCCCTAATTTCTTCAATCACTTCTTCTGTAGAAGGATCTAATCTTTTAGGAGCTAACCTTTGTCTAAGATCATTTATTTCTTTTTCAAGTTCTTCCGCCTTCTTTGCCTTATTAGCAAGTTCTTGAATTCTTTTTTGACCTCGTTCTGACTTAACTAAATTACTATCTTCATCTTCAGAAGGTAATTTTTCTTCACCCTCCTCTGATTCTTGATCTGTCTCAACAGATTCAGTTTCGTCAAGAATTGGACTTTCTTCAACAATTTCTTGATCAACAAGTTCCTCTGATTGAGGATTTGGAGTTTCTTCTGCCATATATTTTTCTCCTTATATAATTTGTTACAACCCACTCATTTTGCAGTATAGGAACAGGATGCTTTCCTATCCAGTTAATAACTGGTAGCGGTAGCCAGTACGAATGTTAGGAGTAATATCCAAGTCAAACGAAAGGTCTGGCTACCAATATCAGTTATCAACTACTTTGATTGTATAACTGGTTTACCATTTTCGTCAATACCAACTAATTTTTTATCAATACCTATATATATTCCGTAGTCTAACTTAGAACCTGTATTTATTATATAAGGTCCTTTTTGTACCCACTTTCCTTCTAAAGAAATATCAAATTTTTCAATATCTTCTAACTTTTTCCATGAACTTTTATCGTGTTCAGTTATGTTTCTCTTTTTGGTTTTCATTATATATATCTCTTGACTGCTCTACTCTTTTTATTAAATCTTCAATTTCACCTGCAACAATATCTGCAACTAAAAATCTCAATCCCAATTCACTCAAATCTCTACCAGCAGCATCATAATCTCTCATTGACATAAGTTTATCTATTTTACTTTTAGCTAAATCCTTAAAATCTTGCCAACCATCAAGTTCTGTTAACATAGCAAAATTAGCATCTCTTTTATCAATAGTAGGTTTTTCATCACTTTTATTCCTGACTTCCATTATAAACTTCATAAAGTCTGGGCTTTTAGGTTCTATTATGTCTGATTTTTTATCTAATACTTTCATATTTATATATTAGAAATAGGTTGTGGTTGTTGTGGTTGTCTCGGTTGATATCTTGGTTCTCCTTGAATAGGTTGCTGTGGTTGTTGTGGTTGCTGTGGTTCTTCACCACCTAATTCAGATAAAAATGTATTAACTTCGTTAGCTAAATCTTTAATCTTTGTTGTAGGTTGATTTTCAATATCATCTGCATCAAGAATAATTTTATCCCAATCTTCTACACCAGAACCAACTATTATTCTCTTAAACATTTCTGCTACATCAAGTTTTTTACCACTTGCTTCAAATGCTTTTAATATAGGTGAAACTAATTGACCAGATTGTGGCTCAATTTGCGCTCCAGATAATACTTGTCTTAATAACATTGATAAGTTTTCAATTTCTGATATTTCATCTTTTCTACTCATAGAACCGCTATCTATATCATAGATATATTTACCTTCTATTTCACTCTTATTTATTGTTAATTTACCAGATTGACCATCTTCAAATATTTCTACTAAATCAGGAAAATCAGTAATAATTTCGTCTATTTCAGAACCAAATAAACTAATAACCAATGCTGATGGCATTTTAGTTGCTTCTAAGTTAATAAATCTATTCATTATCTGCGTTACTGTGTATTCTAATTGTGTTCTTTCCATAGAATCTCTGGTATTTTCCCTTGATAATTGCATCCTTAATGCTTGTGGTGTTTTACCCATTGTTGCATCAGTACCAGATGATATATTTGTTTCAGAAGTACCTTGTGAGTTCTGTAAAGCACTTAAAAGATATTGATATGAAGCAGTAAATGTTTCCAATCCTCTTGGTGATACCATTGTTGGTTGTACATCTACATTAGGTCTATCAACAAACCACTTACTTCCTGGTCGCATTTTAATACTTGAAGGTGTAACACCATCTGTATTTATTTGTAGCGGTGGGTATAAACTCATTTTAACACCATCAAAATATAAGTTAATCAAAGAATCTAACGATTTTTGTAGTGTTTCTGACCTTTCAAATTCACCTAATCCATAAAAGTCTTCTAATATAGGAAAATTATGTTTAGAAACTATTGGTAACATGTGATTTTGATGTGGATTTTCAATAACTCTTATTATTTCTCCATAATCAGGTAAAAATGTTATCCATCTATCTCTTTCATATCTTGTAATAACCTCAATATATGGATTTCTTGAAGATTCTGCATCATCTTGGTAATACTCTGAATATCTTGTTGATATTCTTTCACTTGATAATTGACTTCTTGATTTACCAATTATTCTATTATCTGCATCATTATCTAAAACTTTATCAATATTTTGCCATAATTCTGGATCAAGTGTTTTTAACCAAGATTTAGTTTTAATAGTTGATACCATAGCATAATCTGAATCCTCTAATGATACTGCTCCTACTTGTGGAAAGAAATCTCTTATACCTATTAACCACAAATCTGGTCCTACATAACCTCTTTTTTTATCTACTAACCAATCAACAAGTCCAAAAGAACTACCATAAATATTTGAATATACCTGCATCAATTTTAATTTTGTTAAAAGTGGAAACTGTGAGTTAGCATTAGGTAAAATATACTTATCAAGTATAACATCCATTAACTTTGCTTTACCTCTATTTGATTTACTTAGTGGTTTAGTTTTACCTCTTGGTAGTTGAGCAACAACTCTACCACTTCTCTCAATTATATAAGTTGAAAGTCTTGGATCATGAACTTGTGATTTAGTTTCATCTGCTGATATATTATCCGATAAACGAGCAAAAAATATCTTTTCTTTATCATCCCATTCTGCTCTTTTATTAGCAATATATCTATCAGAGTTTGAAAAATCTTGGAAGATTTCGTCTTTATCTATATTAGCGTCTATGGATTTTAAATTTTCTGTAGGCATAAAAAATAATTACAATATTTGTATATTATATTTAATTACATTATATACTAATAATTGTCAATAGAATCCTTTCTCAAATAATTTAGTATCGTCAGGAAAAGCATCTCTATCTCTATTCCTTCTCTTTCTATATGATACTACAATATACCTCAATGCGTCCATACAATGGTCATCTGATTTTTCTGGAATATCTAATTCATTTAATGTATCATCTTTATTTGATCTTTGTTTCCATCTATATTTTTCAAATTCTTCTATAGTTTTAGTACAATTACTTGTAACAAATAAACTTGGTAATCCTTCATTTCTTGGTAGAATATGAGGATACATAACATAATGACCAACTTTAGGTTTAATTAAATCTTGAACCTTTTCTATACCAAGTGTTACCCATGTTTGTTCTTTCTGTCCAGTTTCTCTACTTGCAGGTGTAACAAATAATCCTCTTGATTGAAACTCTAATAACCATTGCGTACCAGATGGATCGCCATAAGTTGCTATAACTTGTGGATTTAATTCATTAGATTTAATAACACCAACATGATATTCAATAGTTTCATAAGTTTGATAATACTCATCAACTATAAATAAATTACCATCTTCATCTTCTGCTACCCATAAACATACTGTAGGATTATTAGAACCAAAGTCTAATCCTCTAAATATTCTCCAATTTGTAGGAACATCAAATGGTTTAATAACATGAACATCCCTATCAAACTCTTTATAAATAAGTCCTTCATGTCTCCTAAAGTCTGCCATATATTCTTGTGCAAATATATCCTCAGGAAGTTCGTTTTTAGCTTTATCAATATCTTCATGTGGAATAAAAGGATTATCATAAGATGTGAAGTGCCAACTTTTATAATTCTCATCATAAACATCACTATCAATTTGCCCCATTCTAAATAATGTGTGAAAGTGATTGTATCCATTAGGTGTAGATATAAATATTGCTGGTGCTTGATAATCTGTAAGTGTAGGTCTAAGTACTTCATTCCACAACCATTCCCAGTTTCTAATAGATGCTATTTCATCAATAACTAAACCTCTTAATTTAACACCTCTTAATGAATCTGGATTTTCTGCACCTTTAAGTTCAATAACAGAACCATTAGCAAGAGTAATGGACATCTCAACTTCATTAGTTTTAGTTACCCATAGTTTAGGAACTTCTTTTTTCAACTCTGACCAATGTATTGATTTAGCTTGTTTATAGGTGGGGGATACTATGTAATAAACTCCAACTTTCTCTAATGCCCATTTTAAAACTATCATCCTTGCAAGTAAACTCTTTCCCCATCTTCTTCCAGCACAGATAACTCTATATCTGTGAGTATCAGTTGCAATTTCCATTTGACCTGCGTGAAGTTTTACTGTCTTGGACATACTAATTGATTGTATATTTATTATTCAGAAAAAACAATAGGACCTTGAGAGGTCCTACTGTTTTGCATTTGAAACCGGATAAGATTTGTTTAGGTAACTTATCAATTTTTAATATATCATATTTTTAAATCTTGTCAAGTACTAAATTTAGTTATATAATAACATCATGAGTGATAAATCAGATCGTAAAAAAATACTAAGTCAAAGAAGGCACGAATTTCTAAATGATGTTTTTTTTCCAGACGCCGAAAATAAATATCAAACAAAAGAAGTTAAAGATAAGTGGATACTTGTTAGACAATGGAATGGTAATACAAAAAGATGGGAAGTTGCTATATACACAAAGGAATCTTACGATAATAGCAGGTTATTTTTAATAAATCATTGACATCTTTTTTTCCGTGTGTTAAATTTACTCTAAGTGTAGAAAGAGGATAGTTCAGAACCCTGTCTTAGGCACTATAAAAACTAAGAATTAAGCTGAACCGAAACGGATGGTCATTTCTAACCAGGCAATTTGACACCTGAATAGATTAGTTTAGGTAACTCCGCATGAAATGGAGAGGCATCACTAACCTTACTATGAGGGGATGTAGTATCCAACATTGGGTTACGATTCAGATAAGGTGGTATTCATAGTTGAACACCCCAACCGTAGAATCAATACTACTAATCTATTTTCAAGGACAAACGAACATAAAAAACCTCTAACCTTACATTACAAGGTATAAATACTTATTTCAATTTAAAAAACATAATACAAATCAGAAAGATTGAACTCACCAGAAAGTCATATCTGGAAACACGAGGTTATGAACATTGTATTCAATGTATAGGTATATGGTCATTAACTGTATAGGTACTATTAAAATCATTGTTCACTGTATAGGTACTATATACCCTCTCACTCCACTTAAAGGGGTGAGTGTGTGCAAGGGTGATGAGTTCTCATATAGGGGGTGTGTCTCTACTTGACTATAGGATAATGGATATATTACGACATTGTTTTTTTTAGAGGTAGTGTGTGCTATGATACTATGGGATATTAAATCAGATAGTACTCTCTCCTTAAAAAAGATAGTTTGAGAGTGTGTGAAAAGATGAGATTGAAATATTCTACGATATGAAATATTCTATAATTATACCTGTTCAAAAGTTATAACCATATCTTTTGAAGCAATGTTTATATTCCCTGAGTTATCTTTCTTTGTGATACCTGCTCTATCTAAAACATCTTGCTTAGCTTGAAGTTCAACCGAATTGGCTTTCTTATTACCAAGTGCTACATCAATGAGATCCTGTGCTACTGCTGGAGTAGATACTATCAAATCAGTCTCTGCTTCTTTTCTTATGTCATCAATCATACTCATTAAATCATATCTCTTAATCCGTTCATATAAAGCGGATCGTGTGATACCAAGTTTTAAACTTGCTTCGGTTATTGTTTTACTTGTTTGAATTGCTACCATTGTTTGAGTAGCGATTTTTGACATTCTTTTTATTTTATTTACTGCAACGGGCGTTATTGCTTTAGACTTGTTGATGTTTTTCATTATGGACAAATTATAGTTAAAAAAAATGAAAAAATCAATCTTAATAATTGTTATCTTATTCTTGTACCTGTCTTATATGTTGTTATTACAAGATTATTTTGATATTCTATAAAATACTATAAACTATTGACAAGAGTTATAAATTGTGTTATATTTTTATCGTAAAGTTAAAAATAGTATTTATTACTTTACAGAAAAGGATTAGAAAATGATAACAAAAGAAGAAGCAAAAGAAGAATTACAAAATTATTATTCCACGACCGAAGAATTAAAAGAAGCAATCAAAAGCGACAAAATACACGATGCAATCTCCG